GACTTTAAAAATGTGAAATCACGCACATTTGAGTTTCCTTTTAGTTCTGAATATCCAGTAAAAAGATATTTTGGTAACGAAATATTAAGCCATGACCAAGGTGCTGCTGATTTAAGCAGATTAAATGATGGCGGTGCAGTTCTGTTTAATCACGACATGAACAAGCCTATAGGGGTAGTTGAGTCTGCTTACATTGGTGAGGACAAGCGTGGTTATGCAAAAATACGTTTTTCAAGAAACAAGTTTGCATCTGAGGTGTTAGATGATGTTAAAGATGGAATATTAAGAGGTATTTCTTTTGGGTATCAAATTAATGATATTGATGAGACAGAAGATGGTATGCTTGCACGATCATGGTCTGTACACGAATTGTCAGTTGTTACAGTTCCAGCTGACCCAACAATCGGCTTTGGCAGAAGCTTGATCTCACCCTCACAAGGCAATAGTATTACTATGGAAGATAAATCACCTCAACAGGAGATTATTTCTGCGGAAGAATCCGCATCACCCTCGGTTCGCACTATGGAAGAATCAACTAAAGAAACTGCGGTTGAAGCGGAGAAATCCGTTGAGATCGACATCAAAGCCGAAGTTCAACGTGCTATTGATGAAAATAATGCTCGTACAGCAGCAATCACTTCATTATGTCGTGAGTTTGGAAAGTATGGAGCAGAAGAGCTTACTGACTCACTTATTAAATCTAATAAGTCTCC